TGCTCTTCGGTGGCCTGGCGGCCGGCATCGGTGCCGTCGGGCTCGCCTTCTACGAAGGGGCCAAGCAGAGCAAGGCCTTCAACGATGCCGTCACGCTGTCGGGCAACTTCGCCGGCCAGACCGCCGGCAAGTTCGATGCGAACGCGAAGACCATCGCCGCGCAGAGCGCCGGCAGCGTTTCGGTCAGCGAGGCGAAGGACGCTGGCGAAGCCTTGATCCGCACCGGAACCGTCGGCCCGCAGGTGTTCGCCGCGGCGACGCAGGCCGCCGCGCGCTACAGCAAGGCCACCGGCCAGACCGCTGCCGAAGTCGCGAAGGACTTCGCCGGCATGGCCGACGACGCGACGAAGTGGGCGATCGAGCACAACCGCGCGCTCAACTTCATCACCTCGGCGCAGCTGCTCCAGATCAAGGCGTTCCAGGACGCCGGCCGCGAGGTCGACGCGCAGAAGATCATCTACGACGCGCTGAACGAGCGGCTGCGCGGCCTGGATTCGAACCTGGGTACGCTCGACCGCACGCTGAACACGCTGACCGGCGCCTGGTCGTCCTTCTGGGAAGCCGCGAAGGGCGTCGGCAAGGCCGAGACGGTCGAAGACCGCATCGCACAGGCGCAGCGCGCGCTCGATGCCTCGCGCGCGCGTCGCGACGCGGCGCCTGGCATCGGCGCCGCCGATCTGGGCGCATTCAGCGGCAAGCCGGTGCTCAACCAGGGCGTCGGGTCCACCGACATCGCCGAGGAGAACCTGCGCCTGCTCAAGCGCGAGCAGGCCGCCGGTCAGCAGGCTGCGCTCGACAAGGCCGCTGCCGATCAGGACCAGAAGGCCGCGATCGCCGCGCACCAGCGGCTCGACCTGCTGCTCGACCAGACCAAGGGCGCCACCGCGCTGTCGAAGGCGTTGAAGGAGAACGCGCGCGACTTCGCTGCTGCCGAGAAGGCCGGCACGCCGTTCACCGACGCGCAGAAGAAGGCGATCACCACCGAGACGACGCGCAAGTTCACCGACCCGGTAGACAAGAGTCTCAACAAGGCCTCGCTCGACGATCGCCTGAAAGCCCTTCGCGACGAGCTTGCGCAGGAGCAGGATGCGCTGAAGTTCCACAACGACTACCTGCGCGGCCTGTACCAGGATGGCGAGATCTCACTGCGCACCTTCTACGACGAGCAGCGGAAGATCACCGCCGATGGAGTGCAGAAGCGCCTCGCCGAGCTCGCTGGCGAACGGGCCGCGGTCCAGGCCGCGCTCGCGAAGTCGACCGACCCGGTCGACAAGGTCAAGCTGAAGACGCAGAGCAAGGACATCGACTCCGAGATCTCGAAGGTGCGCCAGCGCGCCTCGGAAGACGTCGTCCTGGCCAACCAGGAAGAAGCACGCAGCTTCAAGGCGCTGCAGGAGTCGATCAGCTCGTTCCAGGAGCAGCTGCTCGCCGCGAGCGGTGACCCGCTCGGCGCCGAGATGAAGCGCCTCGAAAGCACGATGGCACGCATCAAGGTGCTGGCCAAGCAATCGCAGGCCAACCCCAGCGGCACGCAGATCAGCGACGGCGAAGTCGACGCGCTGCGCGAGCAGCTCACCGTTCGGGCCCAGCTCAACGAACAACAGCGCGCCTTCGGGCTGCTCACCGCGCAATCGGCCAATGCCGAGGACCGGTTGCTGCTGCAGGCGAAGGAGAGCGGCAAGGGCCTGCTCGAGACCGAGGACGAGCTGCACGCTCTGCGCGAGAAGAGCCTGGTGCAGCTCGGCGACCTGATCGAGCGCGTGCGAGCACTCGCCGCGGTCAGCAAGGACCCGGCCGACCTGCAGCACCTCGATGACCTGATCCTCAAGTACCAGCAGCTGCAAGCCGCGGTCGACCCGCGCAAGCTGCGCTTGGACGCCGCGGCCGACAACATCGGCGACGCCCTCGCCGGCGGCCTGGAGCGCGCCGGAGAGGCGGGCGTCAAGCTCTCCGACATCCTGCGCGACATCGGATCTCAGATCGGCCGCATCGTGCTTCGTGAGATAGCCATAAAGCCGGCGGCCAGGGCGCCGGCCAGAACCTGATCGGCCTTATCTCCGGGCTCGGCGTCAAGACGAAGGCGCCGGACGTCGGCGTTGGCCTCGGCACTGGCGAGCTCACCTCGACGCAGCGCGCCCAGCTCTTCGACCACGACACCTCGCCGGCCAGCAGCGCCGCGGCAGCGTCCGCACCGGCGACGACGGTGCCCGCGGCCGTCGACGCGCAGATCGTCGCGCTCGACAAGGCCACCACGGCGCTCCAGGCGCTCGCTGACGCGGCGAACAGCGCTTCGGGCGCCCTCGGCAAGCCTACCCCGGCGGGAACGCCTGCTGCGCCCGCTGCAGAGGCCTCCGCGGCCCCTGGCGATGCCGGCGGTACCGCGAGCCTCACCTCGGCTCAGCGCGGCCAGCTGTTCGACCACTCCGCGGATCCGGCCAGCGCCGACACAGGCAAGGCGATCGAGGATCTCGGCAAGACGGCCAGCACGGGCTCGGACGCGCTCGGCGGCGCGGTCGGCCAGCTGGTGCTCAACGCGACGCGCGCAAGCGGCGCATTCGGCGCGATCCCCGGCCCGATCGGCCAGGTCGTCAATTTCCTGATGACGCTCGCGACCTCGAAGGCCGGCGCGTCGATCGGCAGCAGCTTCGGCTCATTCTTCGGCGGCAGCTCGAGCAGCTCGAGCGGCGGCACCGGGTTCGGTACCGGGTCCAACTTCGGCAATCAGGACTACGGCGCGTTCTTCCACGAGGGCGGCGTCGTCGGCCGCACCAGCGACATGCGCAGCGTGCCGGCGGGCATCTTCGACGACGCGACGCGTCTGCACGGCGGTGGCATCGTGCGCACCGGCCGCCGCAAGCCCGAGCTCGCGCCGAATGAGCGCGCGACCGTGCTGCGCGCCGGCGAGGAAGCGATCACGCCGCAGGATCCGCGGCACACCGACAACGGCGGCGCCGCAGTGCTGCGCGCCATGGCCAACGGTGGCGCGCTCGTCGCGACTGCCGGCAGTGCGCCGCAGATCCATGCGCCCGGCCTGATGGTGCGCCGCCAGGCCACGCCGACGCAGGGCCTGGCCCGCGATGAGGTGCCGGCGATCCTGCGCGTCGGTACCGAGGTGCTGAAAGGCAGCGACCCGCGCCACTCCGACAACCTGCCCTCGGGCGGGCGTGCCGACGTGCTCAACGGCGCGCGCTGGCATGACGCGGTGCTGAAGGGGCAGGGCCCGCTGCCCGCGACCGCGCTGGCCGGCGCCGCGAGGTCGGACACGCCCGCGGCTCGCACCGAGGCGGCGATCGCCTCGGCCGCGCTGCGCATGGCCGACGTCGTCAGCGGCAAGCACGACCGCGCGGGCGATCCGATGTGGCCATGGGAAGACGCCACGCGCTATCACACCGGTGGCAAGGCCGGGCACGCGCCCGACGAGGTCTCGGCCATCCTGAAGCGCGAAGAGGAGATCCTCAGCACTCAGGATCCGCGCCACCGCGACAACGGCGGCCTGGACCGCTACAGCAAGCGCGAACCGTCGTTCGTCGTGCAAGTCACCGCCGCGCCGGGCATGAGCCGCGACACCGCGTATCAGCAGGGTGTGCAGATCGGCCAGGGCACGCAGCACGTGCTGCGCCGCAACGGTGGCGGGCGCTGATCGTGAGCTACCTCGCCGAGCGCTTCCCGATCGACATCGAGGCCGGCCCAACCGGGGGCCCGAGCTGGTCGACCGATATCGTCACGATGCGATCGGGCGAGGAGTCGGGCAATCAGAACTGGGAGCGCTCGCGTCACGAGTACGAGGCATCGCAGGGCATCAAGACGGATGCCGACTTCGCGGCCGTTGGCGCGCACTTTCGGATGGCCCGCGGCCGGCTGCACCACTTCCGGTTCAAGGACTGGGCCGATTTCGTCGCGGTGCGCGGCGCCGGCGTGCTCACTCCGATCACGAGCACGACCTTTCAGCTGTTCAAGCAGTACGGCGCCGTCTCGGGCTTCGAGGAGTTCCGCAAGATCACGCGCCCGGTCGCCGGCACGCTGCAGGTCTGGAAAGACGACGTGCTGACGTCGGTGACGCTCGCGGCCGAGACCGGCATCGTCACGTTCAGCGTCGCGCCAGGTGCGGCCGTCCTGGAGTGCGCGTTTCAGTTCGATGTGCCGGTGCGCTACGACACCGACAAGCTCCTCGCCGTGCTGGTGCACTACTCCGAGACGAACGGCTCGCTCACGAGCTGGCGCACGATCCCGCTGATCGAGAGGCGCGAATGAGCCGCACCGTGCCGTCCGGTCTGGCCACGCACGTCGCGCAGGGCACGACCAGCCTCGCCTACTTCCTGAAGATCACGCGCGTCGACGAGGAGGTCTTCGGCCTGACCTCGCACGACGAGCCGGTCGAGGTCGATGGTCTCGTCTACGTGCCGGGCTTCGACCCGTCGACGGTGGTCAGTACGTCGGGCCTTTCGATCGACAACCTCGAATCGAACGGCCTGACCGATCCCGACATCGTCGAGCAGGATGACATTGAAGCCGGCGTGTGGGACTTCGCCGAGATCCGCGTCTTCCTGGCGAACTGGAAAGACCCGACGCAGGGTGTCATCAAGGAACTGCACGGCTGGCTCGGTGAGTTCACGTTCGACACCACGACCGGTGGCTACACCGTCGAGCTGCGCAACCTGGCCGGGCGCCTGAATACGTCGATCGGCGAGCTCGTCGCGCCGGGCTGCCAGGCCACGCTCGGCGATGCACGCTGCAAGATGGATCTCACCGACTACACCGCCACCGGTGAAGTCACCGCGGCCACCGACAAGCGCTCGTTCGATACAGATCTATCAGGCGCAACGGTGCGGCTCACGCCCTCGAGCACCGGCGCACCGCCTGCCGGCTACTTCGATGCCGGCCTTTTGACGTGGCTGACCGGCGCGAACGCCGGCCGCCGGATGGAAGTGAAAACCTCGGACATCGCCGGCGCGATCGTGCTGCAGCTGCCGATGGTCAGCACTGTCGCGCCCGGCGACACCTTCAGCGTCTCGGCCGGATGCGTGAAGTCGCGCGAGATCTGCGTCTCCGAGTTCGGCAACATCGTGAACTTCCGCGGCTTCCCCGACCTGCCTGGCATCGACCAGGTCAACCGCTTCGGGGGCCAATGATGGCCGACGTGACGGTCGACCAGGTCATCGCGCAGGCCCGCACGTATTCGGGCTGTCGGTGGCGCCATCAGGGGCGCGTGCGAGCCGGCATGGACTGCCTCGGCTTGATGATCTGCACCGCCCACGATCTCGGCCTTACCGAGTTCGATACCACCGACTACGGGCTGCACCCGAATGGCGATCTGACGAAGGGCCTCCGAGAACACTGCATCGAGCAGCCGCCCGGCACGCCGCCGGCGCCCGGCCTGCTCGCCGAAATGACCTTCGAGCAGGAGCCGCAACACGTGGCGCTGATCGTGCCGTACCACGCCGGCGGGCTCGGCGTGCTGCACGCGTTGAGCCTGTTCCCGCGCAAGGTCGTCGAGCATTCGCTCGATCGCGCCTGGCGCCGTCGCATCGTGCGCTTCTATCGCTTGCCTGGGGTGGTCTACCCGTGAGCAACACGACACAGACCCTCTCGATCGTCGGCGCGATCGTCGGCGCCTACCTCACCGGCGGCACGTCGTTCGCCGCGTACGGCGGGTTCATCGGCGGCGCGGTTGGCGGCGCCGTCGGTGCGGCGCTCGAGGATGGAACGACCACGAGCGGCCCGCGGCTCGACGATCGCAAGGTACAGGTCAGCACCTACGGCGCATCGATCCCTTACCTCTTCGGCGGTGGCCGCGTCGCGGGCAACGTGATCTGGGCTGCAGATCTCGAGGAAGTGCAGTCCGAGAACGAGCAGGGCGGCAAGGGCAGCGGGCCGACCGCGACGCAGATCACCTACACCTACTTCGGCACCTTCGCGGTGCTGCTGGGCTACGGCAAGCTGCGCGGCATTCGGCGGATCTTCGCTGACGCGGTGCTGATCTTCGACGGCAGTCTCGACCCACCGGTCGGCGACGTCGACTACACCTTCTACAACGGCGACGAGGAGCAGCTGCCCGATCCGACGATGGAGGCCGCGCTCGGCGCGGGCAACGTGCCCGCTTATCGCGGCTTCGGGTACATCGTGTTCAACCGGCTGCCGCTCGAGAAGTTCGGCAACCGACTGCCGAGCATCACGGTCGAGCTGCTCGGCGATGGCGAATGGGAAGGTGTCGGCACCGCGCTCGGCGAGACGCCGCCGCTGCTGAATCTCTCCGGCGGCGTGTACTGGGGAAGCCTGGTGATGGGCGCCGCGCAGCGCACCGACGGCCAGGTCGTGTACATGACCTATCCGAACTCCACCGGGCCGGGCACAAGCACCGGGGTGCAGCTCACGCTCATCGACCAGTTCACCGGCCTGCCGCTGTTGCAGGTGACGCACGCCAGCGTCGTCGCCTCGAACGAGGTCGTCGACGCGAACCTGCTCTGCTATGTGCCGGCGATCGACGAGCTCTGGCTCAGCGTCACCGGCGCGGTGATCAATCGGTACAGCGCGACGACGCTGCAGCTGGTCGGGACGATTGGCCTGTTCGGTGGCGCCGCCAAGCTGACGTGGGAGCCGCGCACTCGTCGCGTGTACTTCCGGCCGAATGCAGCATGGATCTGCGCCGGCGGCTCGAACGTCGTTCTCGGCGCGGGGATCTTCAATGTCGACGTTCTGCGCCTCTACAACGTCACGCCGAACGACGGTGATCCGCTCAACACCGACAACGGCAAGCTGACCGACGCCGGCACGATCGACCTTGAAGGGTCGATCAACTACGAGACGATGGACGCGATCATCACCGCGCTGCCGCTCTCGCTGGGCACCGACGGATCAGCGCAGAGCGCGGGGGCGTGTTACGACCTGACGCGCCGCCGTTATGTCGTGATCACGCAGCGCATCTGGACCGTGACTGATGAGCTCGTGCCGGTCATGACGGTCGTCGATTGGCCGGTGGGCACGCACATCGGCAGCCTCGGGAGTGTCCGATTCGACAGCGCCACCGACACGATCGTCATCGTGTCCGGGATGATCGGCGACGTCGGCCTGACGGTGCTCGACGCCGAGACCTTTGAGCTGCTCTATCAGAGCGCATCACCGAGCATCGATGGCGATGGCACGCTCGGCGCGACCTTCGGTTTCCCGTCGCTGCAGGGCTCCATGCTGATCGTCGGCGCGTACCAGCCCTGGCAGCTCGACTACTTCGGCACGACAGTGGGCGCCACGGTGCAG